AAATTAGATTAACGGAAGAACAAGAAAAGAAAAAAGATTGGATCATCGAACAAATGGGTGATAATTTCAAGCCTATTGACTTGCCGATTGTTGAAAATCTTGCTTTTGCATTGGATAGACTCGCTTTTATGGATAGTCAAATTAACGATATAGCGAGTTTACTCTCCGACAAAGTTTATATGTCTAGCCGTGAAAAGATGTTAAAACAAGTCAACGATAGTTATAAAATGCTAGGCATTACTGCCCAAGAAAGAAACAAAGCAAAAATCGAAGCCAATAATGATGTAGAAAAAGATCCGTTATTATCTTTATTAGGTGATTAATATGGGTAAATTTATAGATCTTACTGGGCAAAATTTGAAACGCCTGTAAAAATTGGAAATAATCAAACATTAAGGAGTGATAATTATTAATACATTATATGATAAGGCTTATTCATATTGCGAATTGGCGGAAACTTCTCCAAATATTCCAAAATATGTGAAAAAGCAATGTGAGATATTAAAGGCTATATTTGATAATAATAATAATAATTATTGTTTAAATCATAAAATTTGTGATAAGATTAACAAGTTATTATCGTTATTGACTATGCCTACTGGCTTTCTAGTAGGTAAACCTATTATCGAGTCTTTATTACCTTATCAATGTTTATTTTTTGTCGCTAGTTTTTGCATTGTACATAAAAACGATATGACAAAGCGTAAATTTGAAAGGGTCATTTTGGAAATTTGTCGAAAACAGGGTAAATCTTTTATAGTTGGTTTGACTTTTATACTTCAGTTATTGTTAGCTCCTCGATTCAGTCGATTGTATAGCGTAGCTCCGGATGGTGCATTAAGTAAAGAAGTCAAGATAGCCATTGAGCAGATCATACAAAGTTGTAAATATTTGAATGATACTTATAATGGTAAGTTGAAATTTAAAATCAATCGTGATGAGATTAAATGTCAACTAACAGATAATATATATTATCCATTAAACTATAGTAATTCTCGACTAGATGGTAAAATGCCTACTGTGTATCTTGTTGATGAAACCGGTGCGTTGCCTAATAGCTATGCATTAACTGCGATGGCTAGTGGACAAGCTACAGTAGTTAATAAATTAGGTTTTGTAATTAGCACTAAATATCCTAAAATTGATAATCCGTTTGAGTCGGAAGTAACATATTGTAAACAGATTCTTGATGGTATTGTTACCGATGAAAAGGTTTTATCATTCCTCTATGAACCGGATGAGGTTAAAGGATGGGAAACAAATGACTTGATATTGAAACAAGCTAATCCTACATCGTTAGAAATACCGGAAATGTGGAACGATTTACTATATAAGCGTGAACGTGCTATCAATATTCCTAGTGAAAGAGGGAATTTTCTTTGTAAGCATTGTAATATTATGTCAGACGAGGGTAACTCAGAAGCATTTATAGATCCATCATATGTAAAAGATTGCGTTACAACAGAACCGATAGATTGGAAGGATAGAGATGTTTATATCGGAGCGGATATGTCTCAGACAACTGACAATACATCAATATCAATGGTTAGTCGAGATGAATATGGTAATTTAATATGTAAGCCATTTTGTTTTGTACCAACAAATAGGGTAGATATTAAATCCAAAGAAGAAAAATGCGACTATCAAGAGTACATTAAACGAGGGTTATGTATAGCGTGTGGAGATGATGTAATTAACTATGGTACTGTTGAAGAATTGATATTATCATTGGAAGAAAAGTACGGCGTACACGTTGTACAGTTTGGATATGATAGATATAATTGTTTGTCTACTGTAAACAAGCTAGAAGAGAATGGTATGGATTGCGTGGAAATAAAACAGCATTCTAGTGTTTTACATGCTCCTACTAAATTGTTATACGAGGAGATCTTAAATGGTAATTTCAAATTTGATGATAATCCATTATTTGAAATAAACTTCAGTAACTGTATGTGTTCGTTTGATACGAATCTTAATAGATATGTACACAAAAAGAAAAGCCGTGGTAAGATTGATATGGTTGTCGCAACATTAAATGCAGTAACATTGTTACAACAATCTGAATTGTATGATCAAACGTGGGTTTGTAGTTAGTTGACAGATTCACAAATATATGGTACAATGTATATATCAGAAAAGACAAATTCATTTATTAAAAAGTCCGGTTATCAACTTTGACGGAAAACACTATATTATATTAAGTCTTTTAGCTCACATTAATTTGTGAGCTTTTTCTTTTGTTACAACAAAAAGTACTTGACATTGTTACAACAATTATGTATAATGTAACCATAAGGAGGTGAACCTATGGCGAACTTAACAAAGCGAATTGCGTTCCGTTGCTCCGATGAGGAGTTTGAAATGATTAAAGATCAAGCGGAGTGCAACGGTCAAACAATGACAGATTATATCAAGTTTTTAGTTTTAGAAGATTCTGAGCCGATTGACGGCGAGGATATGACAATGAAAGGAGGTGAGAGATAAGAGTGTTTAATTTCTTTAAAAAGGAAAAGCGTTCCACAGAAAATGATGTGATTGCTGATGTACTAAACGGACTAAGTCCTTTGGTAAATGGTAAGAATATCACAAAGCAACAAGCGATGAGTATTCCTGTTGTAACAAAATCAGTAAACTGGATTGCTAGTGCTATTAGTGGTTTACCTATTAAGATGTACAAGCGTACAGATAAAGGGTATGTAGAAGTATATGATGACTATCGCTTGCCTTTACTTAACAATTATAGCGGTAACTGTATGACTGCTAACGATCTTAAAAAGCAGATAATCACCGATTTACTTTTGGATGGTAACGGATATGCGTATATTAGTAAACTAGGGAATAAAATCGAGAAACTATCTTACATTCCAACAAATAAATTGACATATACTGAATCCGTTGATAATATCAACAAAATAGTTAATATTTGGGTAGATGGGAAGCAAGTACAGGACTATAATGTATTCCGTTTAGTAAATAACACTAAAAACGGTGTGAGTGGTATCGGCTTTGTCTCCGATTGTCAAGATTTACTATCTACAATCTTAGGTAGTTTACAATATGAAAACAGTAGTATCTCATCCGGTGTAAGACGTGGCTTCTTAAAATCTAAGTCTAAGCTAGACAAAGACAAGATGGACGAGTTAAAGCAAGCATGGAAACGTTTAACGAATCCGAATCAGTCAGATGTATTAGTGCTTAACGCCGGTATCGAGTTTGAAGACGCTTCTAGTACGGCTACTGAGAGTCAGTTATCACAAAATAAAACTATCAACATGCATCAAATTCTAGCCTATTTTGGCTTACCTACAAATTTCTTTGAGGGTGCTAATAGTGATAGTTATTTAACTGCGGTACGAATTGCAGTATTACCGATTGTCAAACAGTTAGTAACTGCACTTAACAATTACCTATTATTGGAAAGCGAAAAACAAGATCTCAAATTCGATATTGACACTTCTGAGCTATTGCGTATTAATGCTAATGAACGTTTTACCGCTTATCAAACAGGCTTGTCAAGTGGTATCTTAACTATTGATGAAGTACGACGGATGGAAAATCTCCCAGTATTGGACATGCAATATTTAAAACTTGGACTCGGAGATGTACTTTATAATATCAATAACGGATCTATTTTCGTACCGAATACTGGTGCTATTGTAGATTCCAAAGACACTTCCAAAGATGTTGAAAATAATGATTGACATTGTTACAACAATCTGTTATAATTAATAACATAAGGAGGTGAAACAGTTTGAAAATCGAATTAAGGAATGGAGCGATTCATTTAGAGGGTTATGTAAACGCCGTTGGACGTGAAAGCCGTGAGTTACATGATTTACACGGAAAATTTATTGAAGTTATCAAGCCGGAAGCGTTTAAACATTCCCTTGAAAAGCGTTCCGATGTAGGCTTAATGCTCAATCACAAACGAGATTTAAAGCCGGTAAACTACGAATTATACGAAGATAATATCGGTTTACGAGCATTTATCGATATTGATGATCCTGAAGTTGTAGAATTAGCGGAGCATAATAAACTAACTGGTTTTAGTTTTGGGTTCGTTGCTAAGGCTGACGAATGGGATACATCAAACGAAGTAAGGAAACGTACTATCACAGATTTAGACTTGCAAGAAGTAAGTATCTTATCTGTAACGCCGGCGTATTTTGGTACATCTATTGAAATGCGTGGTGGTGAGTGCTACGAGGAACGGATGGAACAATCCGAATTTGAAATTGAAGATAAACGAGAAAACATTGACTATCTTCAAACGTACAAACGACATCTTGAATTTTTAAAACAAAGAGGAGAACAATTATAATGAAATATCTTATTGAAAAACGTAACCAACTCGTTGATGAAATTAACGCTATTTTCGTACAAGCAGAAACAGAAAAACGTGCTTTGACTGAAGATGAACAAAGCGTATTCGATACTAAAACTGCTGAATTGAACGCACTTGACAAAACTATTGAAGCTAAAACGCAAGCTCGTTCCTTGTCTATGATGGATGATCCTACACCAAAAACACCGGAAGAAAAGAAAGAAGAACGATCTGCTGAGGAAGTTGAAGAACGTGCATTTGAAACATTGATTCGTGAAAATCGTGCTGATGGTAACATGGCTAAGACTGATAATGGTGCAGTAATTCCTACTACTATTGCTAACCGAATCATTGAACGTGTAAAACAAATTGCTCCTTTGTATGCATTGGCTACTAAATTCAATGTAAAAGGTAAATTAACATTCCCAGTAGGTAAAGATAGTATCACTACTGCATATGGTACTGAATTTACTGCTTTGACATCTACAAAAGTAGGCTTCGATTCTTTGGAACTTGACGGTCATTTAGTTGGTGCATTGTCTAAAATCTCCAACTCCTTGATTAATAATAGCCAATTCGACATCGTATCTTATGTTGTAAATAAAGTTGCTGAGTCTATTGCAATCTTCTTGGAAAGCGAATTGATTAAAGGTAACACAAAAATCAACGGTGTACTTGATACAACAAACAATACTAATGTAGCTAAGTTTGATACTACTGCTGAGTTACCTACAGTAGATGAATTGATTGCTATGCAAGTTAAAATTCCACAACAAAATCAAGCCGGTTGCATGTGGTTAGTATCTAATAAAACATTGGTTGCACTTCGCCAATTAAAAGATGGTAATGAACGTTACTTATTGCAAGATGATATTACAAACGGATTTGGTTATACATTGTTAGGTAAACCAGTTATGGTATCCGATAATATGACTGATGAAAACGTTGTATATGGTGACTTCTCCGCTATGTATGTTAACGTACATGAAGATGTAGCAATTCAAGTATTGCAAGAAAAATATGCGGATGAACATGCTACTGGTGTTCTTGCTTGGTTAGAAGTTGACGCTCGAGTTATTGAACCACAAAAAATCGTAGTATCTGCTAAGAAAACAGGACGCTCCATAAAAGTGAGTGAATAATAAGTAAGAATTAAGGGGTGAGGGCAGTACCGCCCTCCCCCTATTTTTATATAAGGAGGTAACATTGAAAGTATCAGAATTAACATTAGATACTATCAAGCAATATTTACGAATTGATGGTAATGATGACGATATGATCTTAAACATGCTTTTGGACTCCGCCGTTCAATATTGTACTTCTTATATGGGATGTACCAAAGAGGATTTAGAAAAGTATGACGATGTTACTGTGGTTGTATTGGCTTTAATCTCAGATAGTTATGAGGTTAGACAGTTTACTACTTCAACGGTAACGCTCAATCCTATTATGCAAGGTGTATTAGATTTACATTGTGGCAACTTCCTTGGTGGTGATCATGTATGAGATATATTAAGGACATGCGGTTATCTAGTATCTGCAAGAATCGTATTGAGGTATGGGGAACAGTAACGGCAACAGAAAAGAACAGGCTCGGACAACATTCAAAAGAGGATAAGAAACTATTTGACGTATGGGGTGCGGTGTTACCACAAACCGGTTCATTATTAAATGGACGTCAAGCAGATACAACTTTAACACGTACAACTCACAAGATAGTATTGCGATATACAGATAAGATTACATCTGCGAATTGGTTTGTATATAACGGCGTTCGATATGATATTTTATATATTATGGATCCGTATTTGAATAATGAACGCTTAGAATGTTACTGTGAAGTTGTAATTTAACCCTTTACAATTTGTTGTAACAATGTTATAATAGTATGTGAAAGGGGGTGAATACATGAAATTAAAAAATATTATCGGTCAAAAATTTGGTAATTTGACTATAATAAAAGAGTTAAAACCACATTTAACACCAAACAAAACCAAACAACGAATTGTATTGTGTAAATGTGATTGCGGTAATTTATTTAAAACTCAATTATATCATGTAACTTCTAAGCACACTAAATCGTGCGGATGTATACAAAAAGAAAAATTTTCACAAATTATAAGTAAACATAATTTATCAAATACTCGATTATATAACACTTATTATAATATGCGTTCACGGTGTTATAATAAAAATAATAAAGAGTATCAACATTACGGAGGACGAGGTATAAAAGTATGCGATGAATGGTTAGATAGTTTTCAATCGTTTTACGATTGGTCTATGAATAATGGCTATAAAGATAACCTCACAATAGATCGTATAGATAATGATATTGGCTATTCACCGTCTAATTGTAGATGGGTAAATTTAAGTACTCAACAAAGAAATAAACGCAATAACAGAATTATCACTATCAATGGTATAACTCATTGTATAACTGAATGGTGTGAGATCTTAAATCTGAAATTAAACACAGTATATAAGAGATTGCGGTATGGGTGGACTATTGAAAAGGCTTTAAATTATGGAAAGGCGTGTGATAATAATGTTAAGCGTGATTGATGTCATTAAATCGCTAAGCGATTTAATAAGTAGTGAATATAGTGAATATAAATTAATCGATTATGATGTTGATGAGGGTTTTGAAAAACCATGTTTTTTCATTGATGTTGAAGATGTAAACACGTCATGGGTTGCTAGTGATTACATCAAAGAATCAAGCACTTTAAAAATAGTTTTCTTCGCTGAAAATAGATACGAGGGATTCCTTGATTTATTGGACATGAAAAACAATCTTACAGTATTGTTTGATGATCCGCTATATATCACAGATGGAAAAACTGAATATCATTGTCAAATGCTCACAACTGATTCTGACTTGTACAAACAAGATAAAGTTTTGACTTTTAATATACAAGCGGATCTTATCCAAAAGGTTGAACGTAAAGAAGTGAAACCTTACATGGAAAATCTAGAAACTAATATTAATTAATGAAAGGAGCTATATATGGCTTATCGTTTAGATTTACCTAATATTGATATTATCTTTCAACAAAAAGCCGTAACGGCAGTACAACGTTCTGAACGTGGTGTATTGTGTGTTATCATGAAAGATAGCAAACAAGAAACAGGGATTAAAAAATTCATTTATAAGCGTGGTGCTGATGTACTTAAAACTGATTATGATGTTACAAACTATACTGCATTAATGCGTGCGTTTGATGTAGCAGTCAATAAAGTATATGTGCTTCGTTGTGCTGAAGCTACAGAATTTACAGATGTAGCTAAGGAATTGGATAAACTTAAATTCAATTATGTTGTAACAAACGTAGAAGCAGATCAACAAACGTTACTTAATGATGTAGTACAACGTAACCATGATAATCAAGGTCATAAATGCGTGGCGGTTGTATCTAATCCAACGCGAGCAGATAGTAAATACATCGCAAAACTTAAAGGTACCGGTGGTACATTAAAAGATGGTACTGATGTAAAAGCTGAGGACTATATCATCCGTGTTGCTTCTACATTGTGTAACTTACCAATGAACCGTTCCTTGACTTACTATGTATTTGAAGATCTTGCAAGTTGGGATGATTCCTATATCGATACTGAAAATCCTATTGGTAAATGGATTAGCGAAGGATGGTTGACTCTTATCAATGATGACGATGAAGTCAAATGTGGTCGTGCTATCAACAGTCTTACTACTTTTACAAGTACTGATACTGAGGATATGAGTCACATTATTATCGTTGAAGCCATGAACCTAATCATCGAGGATATTTACACAACATTCAAGGATTATTATGTTGGTAAATATAAAAATACACTATCTAATCAACGATTGTTTATTACTAGCGTGAACTCTTACTTCCGTCAATTAATGCGAGAAGAAGTATTAGATGATAGTTATGACAATCAATGTTATGTAGATGTTGAATCTCAACGCCTAGCGTGGACTGGTATTGGTAAAACTGAAGCTGAGGACTGGAGCGACGCAAAAGTCGAACAAATGACATTTAGAACAAATGTATTCTTAGGCGGTAACGTAAAAATTTCTGACGCAATGGAAGATCTTCGATTCACTATCAATATGGAATAACTTGACAAATATCTTACCGAAAGGAGTTACAAAACACAATGAAAGCAGAAAATTGTATTCTAGGTAGTCATGGACGCCTTTACGTTAATAATGTACGAATTGCAGAAATTAAGTCTTTTGAATTAAAAGCTAGCTTGAATTATGAAGATATTCTAGTAAATGGTAATTTAATTACACAATCTAAATATACTGGTTCTACATTAACAGGTACTATGGTAGTTCATAAAGTAAACAGTTTTAACATTAAACTTGTTAAGGACGCTATCAAAACCGGTGTTATGCCTAGCATTAAATTCATGGGTGAATTATCCGATCCGAATGTGGACGGCGATGAAGCTATCGAAGTAAGCGATGTTATGTTCGATGAAGCTACTTTGTTATCTTTCGCTAATGGCGAAGTACGAGAAGAAAGCACATCGTTCCGTGCCGGAGATTATAATTACTTATCTACAATCTAATTTTTGTTGTAACAATAGGGAGTATTTTACAATGCTCCCTATACATTTATCATAGTTATTTTATTTTAGAACATTTTGTTACCACAATATTATATGTTAAGACCTATTTTTACCGCAATTAATATGACTAAATGTAATACGTGGTATGCATTTTATATATTAGACATTTTGTATAACCTAGTGTATTATAATAGATGTAAGGAGGAAGTAAACCTCCTAGGATATTATTAATAAGAAAGAGGTAGACAAAATGAAAAGATATGTAATTTTAAAGAAAATCGATAATGTTTGGTATGCAACTAAAAACAGATATACTGCAAAAGAGTTAGAAGTTATAGTTGATAAACATTATAATGATGATGTTGATTTTGACTTACTTGATAATGGTGAATGTCAAGGATTAGAAGATGGTGTGATTATCGTTAAAGATGATGGTCGAGAATTGGATAAAAACGGTAAGTATTTAAACGATGATTTAAAATTAGAAACAAATACAGAACTAGAAAAAGGATTGAATTATTTAGTAGGTATGCCTATTTTCTTCATGGGTGTTTTTACCAATGTTATGAGTATTGATACTGCTTTATTGTTGATGTTCATTTGGGTTGCGTTGGTACACTTTGTTATTGTACCAAACTTGAATAACAATAAAGAAAATCAAAAATCTTATAAGGAGCAACGAGACGCCGTGAAAGAAATGCAACAACAATTACCGGAAAATCACAAAGCAAGAGGAATGATGTAATAATGTCAGTAGATACAAAACAACTAGACAAGTACATTCAAACATTGGCGAATATTAAAGATAAGAAGATAGATAGAGGACTTCGCAAGATGTTCAACAAGTCTACATCAAAGGCGTTGACATATGTCAAACGAGTTGCCAAAGGTAACGCCAAAAGTAGAAACAATGGATTAAACGATAGATCCTATTTATCGACTTATAAAAAAGGTAAGTTAGTACATAGCGGTTCAAATTGGAGGATTCGTATTTACAACAAGAATGGAAAAGCACATTTCTTGGAAAAACCACGATTCCATCATCATAATAGCCGTAAAGGTATTAATGCATTGGAACAATCCAAAAACAATGCCAATAGTATTTTTATTGATAATTGTAACAATCTATTAGATGATCTTATAAAGGAGCTAGGTAAATAATGATTAAAGTTGAAAACCTATTAGAAAAATTTAATAAAAATCAGAATCAAGATTTCACGGTAAAGCTAGGTGAAGATGAATATCAATGTCATAAACTTCCATTTAAACAAGTGCTTGCATTGGATGATGAATATGATGTGGAAACACAAAAGGGAGCATATGAACGTAACCTTGAAATGATATATCTATCTTGCGAAGTGTTCCGTAACTTGGCTAATAAATTGGATGTAGAGGGTGAACCACATAATGTAATTGAGCAAGTACTTTCTCCTATTGAGGTGTTGACATTCTACACTCACATTCTAAATCAATATACAGGACAAATGACACAGGATATTGACACGGTAAAAAAGTAATGAAAGATGGTAAATCAGATGAACTATTCGTCTATAAATACTATCTTGATAGAGGTCATACGTTCAATGAGATCTCAAATTGGACTTATGATGAATATGTTTGTGCATTAGCATTTATTTTATATGAGGTTGATAAATGAGTAAAACATTAGATATTATAATGAGCTTAAAAGATAATGTATCTCCTAACCTCGGAAAGATGAACAGTAACCTACAGACAACAAGCGGTAAACTTAATGCCGTAGGTAAATCAGTAGGTAGGTTAGGAGGTCTCATCAAAGGAGCCTTGGTAGGTGGTGCTATTGCTAAGTTTTCTTATGATTGCTTAAAGGCTTATGATGTACAGATTCAAGCTGAAAAAAGTGTTCAACGTGCATTGGAAAAGACCGGAAAGACATCAGAACAGGCTCAACAAGGGTTAAAGGAGTTTAAAGACTTCGCTAGCAAGCAACAAGATATAACCGCTTTTGGCGATGAGGGAACATTACAAGTTATTAGCGGTTTAATCTCACAGGGCTTTGGGAAAAAGTCCATTGAAGATATTGTCGCTATGTCACAAGATATTGCTCGAAGTACCGGAGATGAACAAGAAAACGTTACTAAGGCGTTATCCGCTTATGTTAAGACCGGTAAGGGTGCGACTAAACTAGCTAAGGCGTACAAGTTAAACGCTGATTTATTAGGTGAGGGTACAACAGAATCCGAACGCTTGGCTGAGGTTTGGAAAGCGTTCTCACAATCAAGTCATATGGGAGCTAGTACTGAATATCTTAAAACCTTTGATGGACAATTAAATGCATTAAAAGGTCGCTTTGATGATCTCAAAGAACCGGTAGGGGAACTTATTAATACTTTACTAGGTGGTAATTCTGAGGGACTTAGCGGATCTGCCGGAGCGGTAGCTAGTTTAGGCGAAGCAGTTAAAAATGCAACCGATGACATTCAAAGCATGACAAATAAGGCTCATGAACTCGGAGGTGGTATAATCGGTGTAGGGTTAGCGTGTGCTGAAGCTCATCCATTAGCTACGGCTTTTGCGATTGCAATAGGCGGAGGACAAACGCTTAGTATGGTGGCTTCTGCTATTACATCAATTAATACCATAAAAGGAGCCGTTACTGGGTTAGGTGGTGCTATATCTGTTACAACTGGTTTAGTAATGGGTTTAGTCGGTGCTATTGGTTTATTGGTAGCCGGTGCCATTAATTGGATGTCGCTCGCTCCGGAAGTACAAGCAAGTCTCAACGAAACACAACGAGAAGCTAATGGAGTACAACAGTTTAACGATGAAATATATAAAGGTAGGAAAAGCATTTTTGATGATCCGGATAGAAATGCAACCGGTACCGAATATTTTAGAGGTGGCTTAACTCATGTCAACGAAAATGGCGGTGAGATCATGAATTTACCAAACGGTACACAAATTATACCACATGACATTTCACAAAAGATGGCAAGTGGCGGAGGATATACTATTAACTGCCCAGTAACAATACAAGGTAATATAGTAGGTAATGAGGAATTTGTAAACGAGATCGGAAATGCAATATCAAATAGGGTAAATCTAGCGTTATCGAACATGTAGTAAATAAGAGGGTGTTTTTTTGCCCTCTTATTTTTATATTCATAAAATGTAACACTACACTTGTATAATAGTTTATTTTATGATATAATATTATATGAAAGGAGGTGAATATATGAATAAATTTAAAGATATAACCGGTCAAAAGTTTGGTAAACTAACTGCATTATATAGATTAAACAATCATAAGAAATGCAAGTACTATGGTAGTTATTGGCTTTGTGTTTGTGAATGTGGTAATTTAACTGAAGTTTATTTGGGTAGTTTGACACGTGGCAATAGTACGTCATGTGGATGTTCAATTAAAAAACACGGAAAATCTAATAATCCATTATATCGTAACTGGCTAGGAATGAAAACAAGGTGTTGTAATAAAACAGATGAACATTATGAAGATTATGGTGAGCGAGGTATTAAGGTGTGTAATGAGTGGTTACATGACTTTCAAGCCTTTTATGATTGGAGTATGTCAAACGGATATAAAGAGGGTTTAACAATAGATCGTATTGATGTAAATGGTGATTATGAACCGAATAATTGTAGATGGGCAAGCAGAAAAACGCAAGCGAGAAATAGAAGAAGCAATAGAACATTTACTATTAACGGTGAAACACGTTGCTTATCTGAGTGGTGCGAGATTCTAAATCTTAATTATAATACTGTATTAACTAGAATTAATAAATTAAAATGGAGTATATCAAAAGCATTGGAGGTGAAATAATGGATCTTACAAGTTTATTAAATCTATATCGTACATATTTGTCATATCAAGGTAAAAAGAATGTACGTGCTGAAATAACCTTGTTATTAGAGGGTGGTGATTCTGTAACGTTCCCTTGCCCTCCGGACAAACTTCCAACTATTACGAGTCCACAAAACAATGATACATTCAACTCGGTCATCGGCGATGTATCCATCATTGGTCTTTTGGGGTTGCGTACAGTTGAGTTTGAGGACTTCTTATTACCCTCTAATCCGGATAACTACTCATGGGCAAAAGGGGACAACGGAAGTGATATAATTAATTTTATTAATGAGAATAGACAAAAGGGTCAGCCATTTAGATTGATTATAAGTAAGGGTGATAACACTTATCTTAATATGAATGTATTAGTAGATACATTTGACTACTACTTGGACAATCAAATAGACTATCACATGAACGCAAGTTTTACTGAGTATAGAACTTATAATAGTCATACTGGAGGGTTAGAAACATGATCAGAATTGAAACAATGCAAGATAACTCACCATATATCATTAGTGCGTTTTGTGGTAACATTAGTCGAGAAGATGATATTAAATCATTAGGTGTTAAACTATCTTTTGACTATTTAAACAATAAGGTCATTGATAAAAATACCGTATGGATTGATATTCATATTGGTGATACAATCTGCATGTACGATGATGATGAACTATTATTTCAAGGTACAATCCAAAAAGCAACAAGAGATGGTTTATCATCTTATCAATATGACGTGTTTGATAATGCGTGGTATTTAAACAAACAAGAAGCACGAATACAATTCAACGGTGTAGATGTAAAAACTGCTATTGAAACTTTGTGTAAACAGGAAAATATTCCCTGTGAGGTTGCTTGCGATATTCCAACTAAGGTCACAAAGATTTATAATGGTGATACAATTTCTAAGATCATAGATGATTTATTGAAGTTAGCAACGGACGAAAACGGCAAGCGATACCGTAGAGAATATAACTATGGTAAGTTATATATCAATGCTTTTGATAATTTGAAGATGATTTATGATCATGAACCGCTTGTATCTGATTTTAGTCAAGAGTTTGATTGCGACGGTATGGCTAATAAGGTAGTCATCTTAAGTGGTAATGAAAAGTCTACTACTGTTGTTGCAACGGCTCAGAATGATGAATCTATCAAAAAATATGGATTGTACGTACATTATGAAAAGGTTGACGATAAGAAAAAGGCGAAAGCAGATCAGATAGCGAAGACTAAATTGCAAGCTATGGCGTATCCTAAGAAGTCCATCAAATGCACATTACTTGGTGATAACTATGTACGCTCCGGACGTATTCTTAAATTTAATCAACCTAATATTAGTATGGTAGGGGAATATCTTGTAACACATTGTACACACAGTTACGATATGAGTAAACATATTATGGAGTGTGAGTTAATTTTAAATGATGAGGTGAATGTAAATAATGAGTAGTTGGGACTATGACTTAGCTGAGCAGTTTAAAAGCCGTGATAATCCAAAAACTAAGATGGGAGCTATGCTTGGAAAAGTAGTATCTACTTCTCCGCCTGTTGTAACAATCCAAAACGGTAGATATACTATCAAGGGCGAGCAGTTATACATAGCATACCATTTATTGGAACGTAAAAGTACATATAGTAGTATGAAACAATCCGGAAGTATCACAGTTAGTTGCCCTCATGGTGGCGGTTCCTATACATCAACAAGTACCGGTGATATTGTATTAGATGAAGTATGGAAAGCCGGAGATCTTGTTTTGGTGATTCCATCAGAAAGTGAGCAACAGTTTTTCGTAGTTGATGTAGTACGTCAATTAAAAGGTTGTAATGAACATGCTATTTGACATTGTTACAACAATATAGTATAATATACTTGTTAGGAGGTGAATACCATCAAGAATATTAAATTCGATTATGAAACGAATACGTTTATACCGGATGAATCTACAGATAATGTCAACGATATAAAGCAATGGGTGGAACTACTCATTAAGGTTGAAAAGGATAAGTATAAAATCTATAATGAGAACTTCGGTATGGACTTTTCTGACATTGTAGGTTATCGTTTACCTAGAAGCGTTCAAGTATCTGAAATTATTAGGCGGTTAAAACGTACTATCATAAATGGGTGCGATAATGTAACCGATGTTAAAGATTTCAAATTTGACAAAGGAGCATTTACATTTACATTAGTAACTGATTTAGGGGAGGAGGTAATATTGCATGTATGAGGATAAAACATTAAAGGATATTCATTCTCTAATGTTAGCACAAATTGACAATGAATATCGTAAAAGACAAGGTTATCCTACTTATGATCTTACACGAGGATTCGCCTATGGTGTAAAAGCGTCTTGGGACTTAGCATATGAAACGGCGAAGAAGTTAGATATTGAAAATCTAAATGGTACTGAACTAGATACTTTCATTTCAGAACGTACCGGACTAGATAGAAAACGTGCTACAAAATCCAAAGGTAAAATTACTATCGTACAAGGTAACGGCAGTATTTTAAAAGGTGACTTATTCGCAACAGTTGATGGTATACAATTTGTTGCAACAGAAAGTAAAGAAGTACATAATGGCGATACAGTAAACGTAGAATCTGTTGTTGGTGGTTCTGATATGAATGTAGGGATTAACGAAGTAACAGAAATGCCTATTACATTGCAAGGTATTTATAAAGTAACAAATGACGCACAATTCACAGGCGGTTATGATACTGAAACGGATGACGAGTACCGCAACCGATACTATACGAAACTACGAACACCGGTCAATGGTGTTAACGCTAACCAGTATGTATTATGGGCGGAAAGCGTAGACGGTGTAGGGAAAGCTCGTTGTATTCCAATTTGGAATGGGATTAATACTGTGAAAGTTGTGTTGATTGGTAATGATTTTAAACCGGCAAGTGAAGATCTTGTAAACCGTGTACAAGCGTATATCGATCCTAATAAAAACGGTGACGGTTCCGGTGTTGCAACAATAGGAGCGGTAACTACTGTTGTAGGTGCAACTACTAAGACTGTTAACGTGAACATTTACGGTTTGAAAGTTGCTTCTAACTTGGAAACCACAAAGGAAGCCATTAAAACTAATCTTGATAGATATATTAAGTCAACTGCTTTTAATAAGGATTATATTTCATTGGCTAAAATTGGTTTAGTCATTGCGGAAACTCCGAATGTTGACGACTATAAGGAGATTCGTGTAAATGGCGGTCATGATAGTCTACAACTAGCACAAGATGAATGCGGTGTATTAGGGGAGATTACATATCATGACTAAGGACGAAATGATTAAAACGCTCCCCAAATTGTATCGTAAAGATAAATGGGTAAATCAGATATACAACTCAGCTCAGTTGGACGAGGTTGACAAACAAAGTAGAATAGATTATAATAATATATTCATGGCTACACTAGATGATTACGGATGTACATTATATGAACGTGATTTATTGTTGGATGCCAAAGAAAAACTAGAAGATAGACGCTCGGCGATTATCACTCAATGGCGAGCGAATTATAGATGTACATTAAAGTTATTACAAGATATTGTCAATAGATGGTTTGGTGATAAGTGCGAGGTAACATATGATGGTAACGCAACCGTTACACATACAACAAAAGTTGGTACAAGATATGATCCTAATTCATACTATTATCAAACATTCCTAAAACACTATATGGATGTGTTCCCAGCTCATTTCAATTTAGTATGGAACCATACTCATAATAGATGGATAGACTATTGTAAACCGCACAACTGGGGATATGCTAAGTCCAAGTATCTTAACTGGAATGAGCCACATGATCATAAATGGGGCGATGAAAAATCTGTACTTCGTGGTAAGTATTGGAACTATAATTTAACTCGTACATGGGATGATGTATACGATAACGCTATTTATTGGGAGGATACTAAATAATGGAATATACAAAGAATTTGAGATTGTCTAAGCCGTCCTATGATGACGATGTGGACATTCAAGTCATCAATAATAACATGGATATGTTAGATGAGAAAGTCGGAAACCTACCATATCTACCACTCGCCGGCGGTACTATGACTGGTAACATTAAAGTACCATCCAACGTTGGTTTATGGTATAATGCAACAAATTATTTAAATTTTTATAATACGGATTTTAATGGTGTACGAAAAGACACGGTATTATTAAAAGGGGATAGATTTAAATATTATGCTCCATCCGGTAAAGAACTTGTAGCAGATGATACTGGTGTATGGTTTGATAACGATGAATTAATTAGGGATATATACACCAATTTACAAGATTTTACCGGCTATACAAAATTATCAACCGGTGTTACCATGCAATGGGGTTTTGTCAATCCAACAAATACCGATGGTAATATTCAACATGTAACATTGAGAACACCGATGCCAACTCCAAAGTATGTTGTATTTACTAGCCGAAGTAATTATACACAAAATATTAAACCGGATCAAGATGTACCATCTAATAATGCAACGTTTAATCTCACTAAAACTGGATTCGATATTTTATGTGCTAGATCTAGCCGTGGGCAAGCGGTATTTTGGTTTGTGATTGGAGGTAATATATAATATGCTAGGTAAAAAAATGTACAAACAAGAATTTAACGAAGTCGAATATAAAAATACGGCGGATTGGTGTAACGAACATAACTGCACTATCGAAGATAAGGGAGACTTTTATGAAGTCGTTAAAGTAGATAATACTGAATTAGAAAATCAATTTAAAAAAGAAAATTTAAAGAATGATATTCAAGCTATTAACATCAAAATCTCCGAATTGCGTGGTGTGAGTGAGTGTGCTATTTCTGTAGATGGCAATAACGAATATGACGTATTTAAAGATGATGTGTTAGTTACTATGAATGAAACAGAATTCTTGAACTACTTCGATGAGTTGACAAATAAACGTAGTGAATTGTTACAACAATATAAGGAGTTGAAATAATGGCAACTAAAACCACAAATTATAATTTGACAAAACCGGACTTAACTGACTGGGCTGATATTCGTGTACTGAATGCTAACATGGATATTATTGATGATACTATGAAAACCATTTCAGATCTAGCCGGAAGCGGTAGTGGTGGTGCGGATATTGATTTATCCGCCTACGCTTTAAAATCTCAATTAGATGGGTACTTACCTTTGAGTGGTGGCAATGTTACTGGTACACTTAAATATAACGGAAAAGAAGTTGCAACTGTTACCACAAATAAAAAAGGTACCACACAAGGTGACGAGTCCTCTATGTGGAAAACATATCTTCCGGATGGTCGAGTTATGTTAAAGGTTAAAGTTGGGACACAATCACATGTTACGTTACCGGTTGTAATGGCTAACACACAATATAGCGTGATTCATTGTGACGAAGAGTTATGGAACGCTTCCGGAGAAAAAGAACCGTGTCAGCTTGTGAATCGTGGTATTGCCAATAAAAGCACAACTGGGTTTGATGTGTATTCAACCAAACAAGTTGCCAATACAACATATTATAGTAAGTGTTGGGCGATGAGTAGCGATAATTATATTGGCTATTGCGATTGTATTATTATTGGATGGGAGAAAGAGTAACAAATGAAATGTTTTGATATTTCTGATTGGCAAGATTATTTCACAAGCGTTGATGATTTTAAACAAGCTAAGGAGCAAGGGTACGATGTAGTTATCGTGAAACTTGGCGAATCCTATAACGAGACTGAATGTTGCCGTAAGCAGATTCTAAACGCTATCACCGCCGGTTTAAAAGTAGGTGTTTATTATTTCAGTCATGCATATGATCTTGAAACATGTGCTTATGAAACTAACTGGGTCATCAATAAACTATCTGAAATTGGCTTAACGCCTTGGCACTTGCAAGCCGGCATTTGGTATGATTACGAGGATCATACACGCTTACGGAGTTATATCAACAATGGTAATTTAAGTTATCAAGATATTACAAATATTATGTGTGAGTTTGTCAATCGATTGAATAAAGCCGGATGGGATTATGTAGGTATTTATAGTGGCTATTCCTTGTTATGGGATGAAACATACATGTATAGTCAGGTACCATGGGTTCCAATTTGGGTTGCACAATACAATAGTACTTGTGATTATCCAATGGAAAGTGTGGCTATGTGGCAGTACACAGATAGAGGGGATGTATGCGGACATGAAATGGATGTAAGCGAAGTATACATGAAACCATGGGAAAAGCCAAAACAAGATCATAAATGCACATGCGGATGTGACTGTTGTAGCAAGTAAAATGTAGGGAGGGTATATACCCTCCCTATTACTTTATGTAATAACAAGTATGCGTTTTTGATATTAGACAAAATAGTAGACATACTATATAATAATAACTGTAAGGAGGACATATAAATTATAGAGGTAAATAGTAAAGTGAAAGTGAGGTGAAATAATATGGATAAAGTATTTAATGTATTTTTTGCTTTAATGTTTTTTATCGGTGTTGTTACAACATTAAGTCTTATTACAATGGGTTTAGTATATATCGGAGGTTAGTATGATTAGTGGAATGGTAATTACAATCATCTGTCTTATTGCATTAAAAGTATTTAAGGAGGGAGTATAAGATTATGGAACAATTCATTCAAGCATTACCATGTTTTGGTGTAGTATTGGCAATTTGGTTTGTAGGGTTTATGATTCTCGATCCGAAAACATTCTTACGATTCTTTAAATAGGAGGATATATATCATGGATAAAAGTGCGATTATCATTGCAATTGTATGTTACGCTATTATGTTAATTATCATTGGTGCATTATCTTATGTACACTAAGTTATATGAGGGCTATTTACTAGCCCTCTTTTAAATAAGGGAGGTGATATGTTGCAAAAATTAATTCAAATGGTAGGTAAGAGATTTGGTAAACTTACCGTATTGGAAGAATGTGAGGAACGTAAACATCACGAAAAATTATATAAATGTAAATGTGATTGCGGTAACATCAGTTATATTATTGGTTCAGAATTGAGACGTGGTAAAAGGAAGTCATGTGGTTGTATGCGTGGTAACCCAATTCATAATATGAGTAACGATAGAATTTATAGATTGTATCAAAACATAAAACAAAGATGTTACAACAAGAATAATAATCACTATGAATATTATGGTGGACGAGGTATTAAAGTATGCGATGAATGGTTAGATTTTCAAGTGTTCTATGAGTGGGCTATGTCAAACGGTTATCAAGATAACCTCACAATAGATCGTATCAATGTAAACGGAAATTATGAACCATCAAACTGTAGATGGGTTACACGTAGAGAACAAGTACTCAATAGGAGAAATAATGTATATCTAACATATCAAGAAAAAACACTAACTTTATCTCAATGGGCTGAAGCGTTGAGCATTAGATATAATACATTAGTTACTAGATATAATAGAGGATGGGTTATCGATGATATTTTAACGAAAAGATGTGATAATAAAAGTTTATATCCACATCAAGTAGAAGTTTTAGGTGATTTATATGATCATAAATCTGCCGGTATTTTCTATGATATGGGATTAGGTAAGACAATAATCGGAAGTATAAAATCAACATCTTATAAAAAGCCAATTTTAATCATTTCACCAAAAAGTGTATGCTCACAATGGCTCGAACATTTTAAAGAGTGGCACAACGAATATAAAAGATATAATCTAACTAATAAAAAAGAATTTGAAGCATACATAAATGATAATGATAATTTAAAAGTAGGTGTTATCAATTATGACATATGTTATCGTAGAAGTGAATTATCAAAATTAACAGGTTATATTCTCATATTAGATGAAAGCCATGCTATAGGTAACATAAACAGTAAACGCACGAAAGCAATAATGAAATTAAAGTTTGATGGCGTGTTACTGTTAAGCGGTACACCGGCGACCAATAGTGATTATATGAAATTGTATCCGATGTTGAAATTGCTTGGATTAAAGATGAATAAAAAAGAATATGAAGATCGTTACGGAAATTGGTTTATGATGGAATTAAATGGAATTAAATTCCGTGTACTATCAAAAGTGAATAGTTATAAAAATATTGACGAACTTAAAAAAGTCATGTATGATCTTGGATGTAGATTTAAAAAGACAGATGAGGTTATCGACTTACCACAACAAAGATTTATTGATGTACCGATTAAGCCCTCTAAATATTATAAGACATTTGTCAAGGATGGTTATGTTGATTGTGGTGAATACGAATATATATCATCTAGTCCAACTACTGATATGTTATATCAACGTCAATTATGTAACAGTACTGAAAAGCTCGATATGGTTAAAACACTATTGGAAAGTACGGAAGATAGGGTGATTATATTCTATAACTTTAATTGTGAACTAGTTTTGTTACAACAATTAGTATCAAAACTAAAACGTCCCTTATCATTTGTCAACGGAAGCGAAAAAAATCTAAATTGTTACAACAATAATGATGATAGTGTAACGCTTGTACAGTATCAATCCGGTAGTAGTGGTGTAAATCTACAAAAAGCCAATAAGATGATCTACTATTCACCGCCGGTAAAAAGTGATTATTATGAGCAATCAAAAAAACGTATTCACCGCATAGGACAAGATAGTAAATGCACTTATTGGAAACTTGTTACAACAAATAGTATTGAACAGAAGATATATAATACACTAGATCTTAAACGTGACTATACGGAGGAGTTATTTAAACATGAAGTATAATTTTGACATTAAGGAAGTATCAAAAGAAACCGCACTTGATATGATTCAAAAGTATCATTATTCAAATACGTTACCACGATTAAATAAATATTTTCTTGGAGTATTTCTTGACGGCGAATTGGTTGGTGTGGTAACATTAGGTTATGGAACTCGTCCATTGCATACAATTCAAGCATTATTTAAAGACGCTAAAACAGAGGACTATCTTGAAATTGGTAGAATGTGCATGACTGATGACATGCCTAAAAATAGTGAAAGTCAGATGTTGCATGCCATTGTAAAATGGATCCGTGCTAATACAGATATTAAAGTATTATTTACATGGGCTGATGGTATGCTAGGTAAATGCGGTTATGTATATCAAGCTAGTAACTTTATGTATGTAGGTAAATCTGAAAGTGATATTTATCTATTTGATGGGTATAAGATTCATCCTCGTCAAACAAAACCTATTTTCAAAAAGGATGAAAATGATAAACGAGTAACAATCCGTCCAACGGTCGAGCAGTTGCGTAAATATCATATCAGCAGATATAAGGGACATCAATTTAAGTACTTGATTGTGCTTGGTTCCAAAAAAGAGAAAAAGGAAATGATGAGCCGTGCATTATTTGAAGTGCTTCCGAATCCAAAGGAAAAAGACTTGACGTGGAAAACATATGATTTAGATACTAGAAAATGGGTTGTATGTGGCAAGCCACCATATAAAACGGATTTTAGTAAAGACTTTAATAAGGATGAATTAATTAAAATGATTAGAAAAGCCGGAGGTGAAGAAGTATGATCAGAATTGACAATCTACAAATTTATGGTATTGAAAGTGCTATGCGTGGAATGAGAAACCCTATGAATTCATGGCACTTAAACGATACAACAGATATTTTCATTGGTGATAATGATTTAAAGCTACTCAAACAATTAGTAAAAGCCGGAGCAGATCATAGAAAAGTATTACGTCAAATGTTTATCAGTTGCGATATTACGGCTCCTTTGTATTGGTGGAAAGAATTCGATACATACAAAGTAGGCGTTACTGCTAATAGTCAGTCAACCATGCATAAATTATGTAGTCGTCCATTGACGGTACATGATTTTAGCTTTGAGGATATGCACGATCAAGAATGGATAGTCGGTGTATTACTTGACAATCTAAATTCACGAATCCGTGATTACAAAGCAGATATGAAACAAAATAAATCATTATGGCGAACTATCATCCAGTTATTACCTTGTGCGTACAATCAGGCACGTACTGTTACAATGAATTATGAGAATGTTCTCAATATGTACCAACAAAGAAAGAATCATAAACTATCTGAATGGCGTGACTTCTGCCAGTACATGTATGACAATCTTGATTACTGTAAAATTCTTATTGACGAATTAGAAAGTAAATGATATAATGTACGTACAACGGAGGTGATATTATAGCCGGTGAAAAAAGACTAGAGGAACGCCTAAAAAGATGGCTACAATCTAAGGGGGTATATCCTCCTAATACACCTAAACAAAAGATTAAGGTTGAGCCAATAGGGTATTATGAGAAAAGGTTTGGGAGTCAATTTACAATCAATGGACTACCGGATATGCACATATGCATAAGAGGTAGAAGTATTGATGTTGAATTGAAAGATGTAAGAGGTAAGCCTAGCATGGCACAAGTCAAGATCTTAAATAATATTAATGCTTGGGGTTGTGAGGGATGGCTTGTATATCCAAAAGATTGGGACGATATTATCAAACGTATAGAGGAGGTTATTAATGACAAATAAAGAACGCTTTATCGATCTTGTACGTACATATGTATTGATTAATGAAAGGGATAGGAAATGAGGGAAAAATTAGAAGCTATAGTGAGAAAATATGTTAAAAGGGATGGTATTGAGGAGCTTTTGCAATGGGCTAGCAATAACAACTTCTATAACGCTTGGTGTTCTACATCTTTTCATTGTAATTGGGCTGGTGGCTTAGCGGAGCATACTTACAATGTTGTTATCAATAGTTTAAAATTGGCAGACGCCTTTGATAGCAAGGTAGATAAAGAATCTATTGTATTATGTGCATTTAGTCACGATTTAGGAAAAGCCGGCAATTACTATGTACCTAATTTGTTAAAGAGTGGAAAGACTTCAGGAACAAAGCCAGTTAAAATCAATCCGGATTTACGTATTAAAAGTCATGCATTTAGATCTTTAATGATTGTATCTAAATTTATCGAATTATCTGAAAGTGAGCGTATCTGTATTTTATGTCACGACGGATTTTTTGAAGCGTCAAACAGGGAGTATATGTTGTCTCTTGATGAGTTACTATATATTGTACATACTTCTGATTTAAAAAGTGCAAGATTTCAAGAAGCAGTCAAGAACTATAAGGGAGGTGAAAAGATTGATTTATGAGAAACTAAATAATATTCAGTTGGAGTTGAAAGCTCCAAAGAATAAACGTAATACGTTTGGAGGTTATCAATATAGAGATTTAAGCGGTATTTTGGAAGCGGTTAAACCGTTACTTAAAAAGTATAAGTGCGTACTTATGATCTCAGATGATGTTGTAACAAAGGAGGATCGTACTTATATTGAATCTACCGTAACGATTGTAGATTGTGAGGACGGTACTATGTGTGCATGTAAAGGTTATGCAAGGGAGCAAGATTCTAAAAAAGGGATGGATGACGCTCAACTTACTGGGGCTTGTTCATCGTATGCTAGAAAATACGCTTGCAACGGTTTATTCGCTATTGATGATAGTCGTGACTTAGATAGTATGGATAATACCAAAGAGGAAGAAAAGCCAAAGACACGTAGAAGCCGTAGAAGTAGAACTATCACAAAAGAAGATTTAGAAAGTGTTCCGTTTTAATAGGAGGTAATAATTATGAGTTTTAAAGATTTTAATATGGATATGACAGATTATAACGAACAAATTAAGGAATTGGAAGCTAATAAACCAAAAGAGGAAACTAAGAAAGAATATAAAGATCCTGTAGATGGTGAATATGAATGTGCTTTGATGGGTTTGGAGCTAGGTACCAATAAAGCCGGTGATAAATTAATGTTGAAAGGCTCGTTTAAGATCTTAGATGGTGAGTTTAAAAATCAACGTTTATGGATTAACAAGGTACTTACTGGTTGTAATAACTCCGCATGGTGTGTAAAATCTGCTATTGACTTCTTAAATACAATGGGTAGTGAGCAAGAAGTAGAGTTTACAGGCGATTTTGACGACTTGGAAACACAAATTCAGATTGTATTCGCAGATGTTAAAAACTGCACTTTCTTAGTCAATAAAGTTACTAATCAGAACGGATTTACTAATCTGTATGTAAATGACGTATTCGATAATTAATTGTTAGAGGGTGGTAATTACCACCCTCTATTACTTTATGTAATACTTCTTATGCATTTTTGATATTAGACAAATTACTATACATAGTGTATTATAATAAATGTAAGGAGGAGTTAACCTTACAGATTAGATATTACATGGAGGATATGAAAATGAGAATTTTTAAAAACGGTGAATCTAGTACAAGCGAAGAAACAAGACAAGCCACAATGGATGGTATTATTGAATTAGGTTTAACTGCTGATGATTTAGTTGAAATGACTGACTTGACAAAAGCAACAATTAATAAATTTCTTAAAGGTAAAAAAGTAGGCGGTAGTACAATCTGTACAGTATACAACAAAGTAAGTAAATTATATAAGGAGGTAAAATAATATGAATAAATGGGTAGATTACTTGATGATGAGTTTACTAGCCACGGTGTTAATCATCGTGGCTTATTGGTGGATGGTGTTACTTATTGTATTTTTAGGGTGTGTATTGTAGGAGGTGAAATAATGGAACTTACAAAAGCTCAAACATATGTATCTGATTTTTTATATAATATCTATCTTGAATCAGATTCCAAAGACCTTGATGAATGGCTTATCTATCTAGCTCGTGAAAATGGCGATGAACAATTAGCAAAAATGATGGGAGATAATAAATAATGACAAGGAAAGATTATGTGAGGTGTTTATCTGAAAAAACCGGAATTAAGGAAAACAGTTGTAAGTATAAAAATTATGGTAAGCGTGATATTACTGTATGCGATGAATGGAAAAATGATTTTCAAGCGTTCTATAAATGGGTGGTTGATAATGGCTATAGGTTAGATCTAAACGCTGATAGACGTAAATATAATAATAATAAGATATTGATTAAATTTATGGAGGAACATAAAAATGATTTTTGTCGACTGTGAGGTATTTAGTAAAAACTGGCTTGTTGTAACATTTGACGGTAAGGACTTCACCTACATCGAAGATGATACTAAATTGTTACAACAATATTATCAAGATCACAAACACGATTTATGGATAGGTTATAATATCAAAAATTATGATACTTACATCATTAAAGCTATATTGTTAGGTATTAATCCTAAGATAGTGAATGACTGGATTATCAAAGATGGTAAAGCCGGATGGCAATTCACAAATAAGTTTAAAGATATTGAACTTAATATCTATGATTGTATGGTGTTTGGTAAATCCTTGAAACAGTTAGAATCATATTTAGGAGTCAACATCCATGAAACAGATGTAAACTTTGACATCAAACGACCACTTACAGAAGAAGAAAAGCAACTCAACAGGGAGTATTGCCGTGACGATGTATATAACACGGCTTTAGTATTCCAACATACGCAAGATGATTTTAAAGCTCATATGGGCTTATGTCAGCTAGCCGGTGAACCTATATCCAGTATGGCAAAAACAAAGGCTCAGTTATCCGCTAAGATATTAAAGGCGGAGCGATTAGCACAATCTGTGATAGATGAGGAATATGACTTTCAATATGTTCAATGTGTTAAAGATTATGACTACAAACATAAAGATGTATTAGCGTTCTTTGATGGTATCAGAAATACAAAAGATCCTAAATCTAAATATGAAACCGAATTATACGGCGTCCCCCATGTGTTTGGGCTTGGTGGACTTCATGGTGCGATAGAAAACTATTTTTATGATGGTGAACAAGATACGGACAACGTATTGCTTCATGTGGATGTCAGGCTCAATGTACCCATCAATAATGATTCAATGGGATTTATTATCTCGTGCCGTTCCTAATTCTAAAATTTATAGCGATATTAGGGATTTACGATTGAAATATAAACACGAGGGAAACCCTTTACAGGCTCCGTTAAAAATCGTACTTAATGGCTCGTATGGTGTTAGCTTGGCTATCAATAGAGAAACAAATAAGCCTATGGGAGATATGGCTGATCCTAAACATGGACGAGCGGTTTGCGTTAACGGACAATTAATGTTGTTACAACTTATTGAAGAATTATCTAATAATGATTATGAATTAGTGCAGACAAACACAGACGCAGTCGTTTATAAGGTACCTAAAAAGGAGCTTGATAATTTTAAGCGGATGGTTGCTACATGGGAAAAACGTACACGCTTAAACATGGAATATGATTATATCACATACATGGCTCAAAAGGATGTAAATAACTATATAGCGGTGTTTGACAATGGAACTATCGAGCGTAAAGGCGGAGCCGTTAAAAAGTCAAGCACTTTGGATAATGATTTACCAATAGTTAGTGACGCAGTAGTCGAGTACTTCGTAAATGGTGTAGATCCTAAACAGTACATCATGAAAGAAGATAATATGATGAGGTTCATGAAAACCTACAAACTATCTAGCAAGTACTCACACGCTATCTATAATGACAAGGTGTTGACAGATAAGGTATATAGAGTGTTCGCTTCTAGGAGCCGTAAAGATGGTATTGTGTATAAATGTAAAGAGGGAGGTAAACCGGAAAAATTCGCAAGTTGCCCTACTCATGCTAAGATCATAAACGGTAACATTCAAGATATGAAAGTACCCAATTGGTTAGATAAACAATGGTATATAGATATGACATGGGATAGAATTAATTCATTCAAAGGAGATAAATAATGGTAAATGTTATAACATTAGCGAATCAGTTAAACAAAGATTATGACTATATCAAGCAGTTATGTTATAATTGTGAGATACCTATTCACGCTGACAAAGAGGGTGAATTTATTAGCGATGAGGACGCTAAGCTATTTATGAATAATGAGGTAAGTGTACCAACAAGATATAACAAACGAGGGATGGAATGTTTAGATATTACCAATATATTGAGCGGTGATAATAATATTCAGTATTTTTATTTAGGTTGTATCATGAAATATCTGTATAGACGGATGAATGTAACAGATCTTAAAAAGGCTAGAACATATCTTGATAAATGGATAGAAAATGCAGAAAAGCAAGGGGTGATTAAATGATTGATGGACTTAGTTTTATTAATACAGTAGGCGAATATGCTTATGACTGTGCTAACAGAAATGACATGCTATTACGAGAGGTATACACAAATAACACAATGATTATCACTACCGAACATGATAGTATTGTTGTAACAAAAGGTACTAAAATTATGATGGATAATGGAATGTATATCTACGCTAACTTATTACATGTTGGAGATTGCTTAAAACACTACACTATGAATAAATCTGTTGTAACAAGTGTTACGTTTTTGAAAGATAAACAATATATGTTTAAAGTAGTAGATTGCGAAAACAATTACCTAATCGTAAATAATTTCTTTGTTGCTAGTGATTGCTAAGTATGATATAATATATAGTGTAAAGGAGGTGATATTGAATGTGGGTTAAAATCAGAAATTTTTTAGTACCAATGATCTTGAATGAAAATGCGTTGCGTGGTATTTGTGGTGTAGCCGGCTTAAATGAAGAAAAATCCAAAGTGATTGCTAATGCAATTATGAATGTAAAATACTTCATCGATACACAAGATAAACGCTATATCAATCAAGCTATTGACGAATTGCAGAAATTGATTAAATAGCCGGAGGTGATCCGCTATCTCGTGCATACCGTAGGGTTAGTATGCTGAGGGTACATAATGTACCCTCTTTTTATTTTGTAGTTGACAATGTTACAACGGTGTAGTATAATAACAGTATGGAGGATATATTATGCATAATATCGATCATACGATTATATTAAGCGTCACTATATCATTTCTTTCATACTGTTTTGGCGTGGTAACACCACAACTAGAATTATTGATATGGGCTATTTCACTAGACATATTTGTCGGTGTGTTAGCTAGTTTTATCAATCCTAATTTAATGTTTAACAGTCGCAAGATGTTCAAAGGAGTAGCGAAAAAAATAGTCCTACTTACTTTGGTATGTCTAGCACATCAACTGGATCATATGATGGGGACTGAAATGATAGCGTTGTCTAGTTGCTATTTTTTCATTGTCAATGAAGTTATGAGCATATTAGAAAATGCTTGTAAATGTGGACTAGATGTACCGCCAATTATCAAAAATTCGCTTGAACAGTTAAAGGGGATGAATAACGATGTCAACAAAAAACGTTAAAAATATCCTTGATTGTATCGGATTCATTACAACGGTTATTTGTATTTCTGCCGTTCCGTATATGTGTAAATGGTTACTGGGAGCATATATAGTGTACTTGTTTTCGATATGGTTAGGGGATGATGAGGAGCATTAATAATGCTCCTCTTTTTTCATGTATGCGTAAAAATCATATCATGTATGCGTTTTATATATTAGACAAAATTTGTACCTAGTGTTATACTATAATTGTAAGGAGGGGATGAACCTCCTAGGTATAGTAAATGAAACGAGGTAAACAAAATGATTGAAGCAATTAAAAAGAATGGTGAACGTATCGGCAAGTTTGGTGGTTATATTGACTTCCACATGTGGTTACTAGATAGCGACTGGGCGGTTGTAGATATAAATAAACCATTACGAGCATTTCAACGTGATGGCGGTGTTGTAACGCTTGAACCTATTAACGGAGCGTACTTGCAAAAATTACATATTAAGCAAGTGTGAAACGATTCTTTAAACGAAACTACGGTTTAGAATGGGAGGAGCAGTAATGCTCCTCTTTTCTATTATGCATTAAATGAAACTTAGCTATGCATTTTTGATATTTGATTGTTGTAACAAAATGGTTTATAATAAGATCATAAGGTAAAGGAATTAATAAAGGAGATAAAACAATGACTACAAAACAACTTACAAACAAATTACAACAATTAAATCAAGGTATGAAAATCGAAGTTAAAAAAGTAACTTCCAAAGGTCGTATTACTGGTACAAGCACAACATACCAATTACAAGTAAATCATGGTAAATTCATGATTGGTGCTTTTACATTGAAACAACTTGTAAAAGACATGATGGAAGATGGCAATGTATTGACATTAACTAGCCGTTATGGTAAACATGAAACTATCAATATCGTAGTAGCATAGGAGGTAGCGATGTTTATAAAATGTAATATGAATCCATACGGAGCCAATATTGACGACTGTATTATACGAGCTATTACAAAAGCAACTGGTAAAGATTACTTCGATGTCATGGACGGATTAATCGATATTGCAGATTCTAATGACGGATGGGAGATTGATGATATTCGTACCGCCAATAAGTATCTAATATCCAATGGATGGGAATTTTGTGTATTAGATGGTCGATGTACTGTAAAGCAATTCTCCGAGCATATAACCGATCCGAGATTGATAGTTGTAAATGGACATATGACTTATAGCGAGGGAGGAAATGTATTCGATACATGGAACTGCAACCGATACAAGGTGAAATATGTATACCGTAAATGCAATTCATAAATGCGTTTTATATATTAGACAATTTGTTGTAACAGATGTATACTTTAACCATAGGAGGTAATAATTATGATGTACTATATTACAATTGATAATGTATGTAAATACATGACAAATGATGTAAACGATGTGAACAAATGGCTCAAAGCCAATAACAAACACATCAAGAATATTTATGCTAAGAATTGGAATAATGAAGTAATTGTGGAGGTGAAATAAGATGAATTTCATTAAAGATATTTTAAGCCGTGACATGAGCATGAAACAAGTATGTAAGAAGTATAATGTTGCTATGGATGACATCTTAGAACGTTACCATGAGGAACGGAGCAAGTACACAGATGATGAGATTGAGGAGATTATGAGCGAGGTGTATTATGAATGATATACAAATTTGACTATCTAGGAGGTAATATATTAGCAACATATGATAGTATTAAGGAAGCAAGCATAGATAATAAACTAACATATGCGAAAGTATACAAAATGTTACAACAAAATGAATTAAAATATCCGAGGGATGATTATTATTTGGGGTATGATCGCAAACCACGATGGGTTGTGAAATGTTATGATAATGAAAGCCTTGATTTAATAGATGTATACAAAAATATAAAAGACGCTTCTGTTAGTACAGGTGTATCACCGAGTCAAATACAATGGCAAGTAGCGAAAGATTTACCAATAACACAAAACAGGATCAAAGGTAGTACAACCCTGTTTTTCAAGCGTGATAAAATATCATACTAGCTATGCATTTTTGATATTAGACAAATATTTGTATCTATTGTATTATATAGTTGTAGGGAGGAGATAAACCTACAAGGTGATTATAAAAAGGAGATACAAAATGAAAACTCGCAAACAATTAGCAGAAGCATTAAACAAAGTAAACAATACAACAGATATTGAAATCAAAAAAGATGGCGATATGTACATCGTTGTTATGGGTGGTTATGAGTCAGCTATTTGGGGTTATGGTTTGAAAGACCTTGTAAATGAATTAAAAGGTTTAGAAACAATCAAGATGGTATATCGTAGTTGGACAATGCAAGGTATGAAAGTTACAACTATCAAAGGTTTAAATTAGGAGGATATAACAATGAAAAAATTAGCAGTTGCAATTATGTTAGGTATTGGTGTTATGGTTAGCGGTTGTGGTAACAATCAAGCTACACCACATCTTGTACAAATGGACGATGGTAAATATACAATGTCAACTGGCGATGAATACGGTATTGTGTATGTAAAAGGTTATTCTGATGATAAGGTGACTAATTATAAGATTATTCGTGTTATCGGTGAGGACAATAATAACACGGTAGACGATTTTGTAAGATGTTATAACAATAACAAATTTAAAGCACTTGCGAATATCCAATACATCGGAGAAGCAGTAGAATATAAAGGCGATGTATATAAGGTAGCCAATGCTGGTACACATGTATATAAAGGTCAAAAATGTATCATTAATGCAAAAGCTAAAGATGATCAAAAAATCACTATCGACGGTACATTCAAAGAATGTGCTTTGGTTGAAGTAACAGATGTTGAACGTGATAACACCGGTCATCTAGTTGGATATGCGGTTACTGTGGTACAAGATATGAAAGTTGTACAAGGTGACGTAGTAAAACACTTAGAGGTGAATGAATAATGATATACGATGTATATATTATCGGTAAGCCGGAGTTTGATATTGAGCGTTTTACCAATGGCGATGACGCTTTAAAATTCATCCACAATAACGATTATAGAGTTTATACAGTATATTATGCAAGTTACGATAGAATGATATTCGAGGTGATATAATATGGATTTAGAATTGTTACAACAAGCATTGATGGTCGAAGTAGATCATAAACAAATATATCCGGATATTAGTGAATATAATGGTATGAGGGGTTAAAATAATGACGATTGATTGTATTAGAAAACGAACTGAAGTGTTACAACATTTATGGAATAGACATCATGACAATAGAATCTGTAGTATCTTATTGAAGCAGTTGACATCAGATATTACATATTTCTTAGGTGAGAAACTTCCAGAAGATTTAGAAAAGCAGTTAGACCAATTAGAAGATGAGGTGAACGGAAAATGATTATAACAAATAATGCTGACTTTCACGCTTACTTAACCAATCGTGGTGTACCTTGTACATACCTAGTATATCCACCAGATTATTATATCGAGGATTCACTTGTAATTGTATTCCCTAATACTCACGTATCAAATGTATCATGTAATGCTCACACTAATAAATATATTGATGAATATAGAAAAGAAATGGATAATATTGTGAATTGGTTAGAATGTTGTGAACACATTATTATGGTTACACCAGTTATCAAATTTGATAGTAAATATATGAAAGACAATGCTCCAAAGCAGTATGAACGATTACAAAATATCAAATACCATAAACAAGTTATACATGAACGCAATATAGGATCATTAATAAATCCGTCAAGATTACAATTAAGGTATAAAGGAATAGATAAAATTAATTTTGACATTGTTAAACATGAAAACTTAATAGATCCTATGTATGAATGGTTTAATAAATACGGCAAGCAAAAACAACAACAACAACATTATATGAATGTACTTTATGCAACCAAAGATAAAATTGAACGGCGTAAATTGAGACAAATTCCACGATATACATTATATAGTCAAATTTATAAAAAATTAATGGAGCAAGGTGGATTATAATATGAGACATGGAAAATCAAATACGAGATTATATAGAGTTTGGTCTCGTATAAAAGTACGATGTTATAATAAAAAATTCCAACATTATAAAAGTTACGGAGGACGAGGTATAAAAGTATGCGATGAATGGTTAAACGACTTTATGGCTTTCTATAACTGGGCTATGGCGAATGGTTATGCTGACAATCTAACAATAGATCGTATTGATGTAAACGGAAATTACGAGCCGTCAAATTGTAGATGGGTTACGAACGAGGAACAACAAAACAATAAAAGAAATACTATATTTTTAACATATAAAGGTAAGCGTCAAACAATAACACAATGGGCTAATGAGTTAATGATTAGCCGTGATATAATCGAGCGTAGGTACCGTAGAGGGTATATAGATAAAGCGTGTTTGTTTGGTACAAAAGTACTTTACAAAAAATATAACTTATGATATAATTAAGGCATGTTAGATAAAACTACCTTTAGAGGATCGGCTAAGTGGAAACGCAAGCGAGCGGAGATACTTAAAAGAGATCATAAACAATGTAAAATATGCAATGGAACAAAAGGCTTGCAAGTCCATCATATCTATAGCCTTGATACTCATCCGGCTTTGAAATTGGAAAATAGTAATTTGATTACCCTTTGTTCCGAATGTCATCATAAAGCTCACAATGGAGTTTACAATCAAATATTTCTAACTAACAAAGTACTGCATGCATAAAAGTCATATTATGTATGCAGTTTTACTATTTTACAAGATAGTGAATCTATGTTATTATAATAGTGTAGTAAAGATATTGTTACAACAAAGGAGATAATATGAGAAAAAAAATATGTTCGTATTGTGGTAAAATTGTAGGAGCAGATCATATCTGCCCTAATAAACCAAAAGACACTAGGAAGAAACAAATTAATATAGATAGTAGATGGAGGAAGATACGACAACAAGTAAGGGAGCGTGATTTATGTTGTGTGTTGTGTATGATAGAGGGACATTTCACCAATTACGATGAATGTCATCATATCGTACCTCGTGAAGTCAACGATAATGAGCAGATGGTGTTTAATCCGGATAACTGTGTTATGCTTTGTCATGATTGTCATCATCGAGTGCATAATGACGGATGGAAGAAGTACAAGGATGTTTTTCAAAAGTATGTTGCAACAAAGGAGGATAAATAATGTATTGTATCTTGAAAGCGTTCCAAAAAGAGGATGAAAAATATAGCTATAAAAAACTATATGATACTGAACACGAGCCGGTAAACGAGCCTAGCTACGGCGAATATCTTGGTGACTGTATTGTGATTGATATTGATAACCATACATCTGAAAAAGTGGTTGACAAATGGATGAAAGAATTTAATGTGGTAACACAAGTAGACAGAACTCAACACGGCTCGCATTACTGGTTTAAAAAGCCGATAGCAGATGATACACAATCATGCAAGCTATTATTATGTGGTGTGCGAGCTGACTATAGAAACAAAGAATGGGTTACGGTAAAGCGTGACGGATACTTGTACCAAAGGGAAAATGAGGGAGTTATAGCTGATTATCCGTGGTTCTTAAAAATCATCGGTAAATCTAAGGAAAAGGCTGAAGAGACATGGCTAGATGATCAGAAACTATCTAGGAATGATAGTTTAAGAAATGCTATGTTACAGATGGGAAAATATGTAGATGACATAGCAGATCATATACGCCTAGTAAACAAGCTTACGTTACATACACCACTTCCAACAAGCGAACTAGATAGTACAATCTTACGCAAGGAAAGTATTGAGTATTGTGAAAATATGGCGGATGATAGTGAATCGGAACTATCTCGTGTATGCTTAGCGTTGATGAGTGATTATACTATCATAAAACACGATGACAAATTATATTATTTTAATGGTGAAATATATGAGCCGTTTGAAGATAAAGCACGCCAATTAATGGCAAGGGGATTAGCAAAAAATCCTACTACTAGATTTAAAAAAGATGTACTCGAAAATATCAGCGATTATATAGAAGAATATGACGGACGTATTAACGTAGGTAGTTACGTAGCGTTTAATGATTGCTTATATAACTGTGATACACATACAAAGGAGCCATTCAATGAAAATGTTGTTACAACAATGAAATTGAAATTTGACTATCCAGTAGACGCTGATAAACCTAACATGGTTGACGAAGTTATAAATAAACTACTTTGTTGTAACAATGATGATATAAATACACTTTATGAATACTTAGGGTACATCTTACATAGGGACATGAAGTTAGAAAAAGCATTGACATTTAATGGAGATGGGTATAATGGAAAGTCGTCAATTTTAGATCTCATAACCTACACTTTTAAAGATTGTTGTACTGCATTACCATTTAAAAAGTTATTCGCTAAAAATGGATTACAAGTTGTTGGTACAAATATGTTCGTATATGCACATGAAATGACGTCAGATTACATCAAAGACGCAACAGTATTTAAAGAGGTATTATCTAATAATCCAACAGTAGTTGAAGATAAATATATTAAGCAACATGAAATATCTGATTATAATTGTAAGTTTATTTACTGTAATAACGGTACTACAAAAATGGATGTATCGTGTATTAAGGCAATTAATAGACGATTACTTCCTATTCAGTTTGAATATGATTTAAGTAAAGAAAAACGAGATCTTAACTTCTATCGTAAATGGTTAACCAAAGAAAATGCTGAGCGTTTATTATATCTAGCTATCGAGGGACTTAAACGACTACAGGAACGAGGAGGATTCAATGTCTCAGAACGTAGTCAGAAAGCAAGTGAAAAATATGTTACCGATCTTGATACGGTTCGACAATGGATTAATGATTATGATGATAGCATTCTATATAACTTTGTAGATCCGTTATATGAATTATATAAAATATATGTATACGATAATACCAATAGTAAAAAAGTATCGAAAGAGAAATTTAAAACGCAAGTATGTGAAATTTTAAAAGCTAAGGTAAGCCGTGTTACAGATACCAAAGGGAATAGAAAATGGGCGTTTGTTAGTGAGGATGATAATACAAAAGCACATGAAAAAGAATATGGTATCAATCCTTATAAAATTAACGTACAAATTAACGATATTACAAAATGAATATAACATGAAAAAATAGCTTGTAATTGAGAATATAATTGAGAATGTGCGTACAAAAAAAGTTAGGACATTGCAAAAGTATATTAAAGATATTCGATATATGTTAGTACAAAATAGATAATATTCGATATACTTATGAATGTCCGATATGACATTGATAGGTTTTAGGACAATTTTCGGACATAACTATCCAGATATTATCTAGCTTTATAGAGCAATGTACTAATGTCCTAACTTTTTATTAAAAAAATATATATAATAAAATAATAAGAAGAGAAAGGGTAGTATAGAAATATAAAAATTGTTGAGAAAATTTTCTGTACATTGCTCAAGGAGGAAACATGGGAAATATATCATATCTGATTCACGATTTTATTGGATGGGCTTTTTATGATAACGTCATCGGACACGATGTAGATTTAGTTTATAAATGTTATCTTATTTACTGTTATACTTTTGGAATTGAAACTGAACTAAATAGGCGAGAATTAAACACAAACATTTGTAAAGAATATCAATGTATGATCTCAAAAGGGCAGTTTATTAAATCGTGTGTACAATAAAGGTATAAATTAATACTTTACATAAAACTATAAGCATGATATACTAAACGTGCCTTAGAGCGTAAATAAATGAATTTTAGAGGTATTGTAGGAGGTTAGATATATGATAGTAAAGACGATGAATAGCGATGTAATTACTAAAATCTTTAACGAACACGGTATCGATGGACTGATTAAAGCGGTACATGATTATTGCAACTATAGATACGAACAAGCATATAGAGACGGTTATATCATGGGTCAAGGTATTGGCTATCAAGACGGCAAGTATAATGGATATGCAAAAGCAGTAAAGCAGATTATGAAAGCGAGGTGATAACTATGTATGATTTTATAATGGGATTTACAATCATTGACTTTATATTATGTATCATAGTATGTGTTAGCTTTGTTATTAGTGATAACTATCATGAATGGTTAGAATCATTATTTCATGTGTATGTACTACTGACTATCTTCACATTGTTATTACATTTTAGTTACATAATAGTTTGTAGGTAAAATTATAAAGGGAAGATAGTAAACAGGGCTTACAGGCTAAATAAATGAATTTTAGAGGTATTGTAGGAGGTTTATATATGGCGTATAGCTATTTAGATAACTGGGATATTAAACGATTAGATGATATTATTGAAGATAGAAGTCAACTATTCCTTGCGATTGATGATTTAATTAGCAGTTATGCTCAACATGAATATGAACGAGGTTATAGTAACGGATATGAGGAATGTTATGAGCAATGTGAATTACATAAGGAGGGTTATTAATATGTATAATGCAACTGAGTTAAATGAATTTGATAAACACTTATTGGAGATTCTAAATCAACATGGTATCGATAGTATGTTGAGTGTGGTACACGATGAGATCGAGAAAGCATATGCTTATGGCTATGATATCGGTAGAGATGATGGATGGTGTGATTGTTACGATACATATCAAGAAGAGATTGACGGATATGATTATTCATGGGAGGATATTAAATAGTCCCCCCCTCTATTCATGATAATCAAAATCCGTCCCACGTGGGACAC